CTCTTGGGTAGTTTTAATTGCAGAATCAACTCCTTCAGGAGCAACATCCGTAGATTGAACAACTGGACCTGGTCCATTTGGAACAAGTTTAGTTAAAAGTTCAATAATAGCATCAAGTTTATCTTCAACTTTACGATTAAAATTATCGAGTTTGGGTTCAGGTTTAACTCGTGCCATTACCTCTTCGAATTCCTTCTTGCTCCTTTCATTATACTCTTTCATATATTGTTTAAAGGGTATACGATCTGCAGTTCTAGGAAATCTACCATTACCTTCATTACCGTTTATGGCCGGAACACCATTATTATTTGAATTTTCAGAAAGTCATTTTCCGATGAGAGGCTCGACTCAATGCACATCTCAAAGCTTTAAATCGTCTTTGGCTCCAGCAAACCATCTCTAAATAGAGATTTCGGGTACTGCCCACGCAGGATACGACTAAGTTCCATTCTCAAGATATCTTCACGATATAAAGATTAGAGTACATCTTGCAGTATCTAACTTAGAAGTATGATTTGGTTTTAAGGACATTCCATAATAGCCCTATACATTCACATGTTGTGAATTGTTCCAAAATTCATCTTTCAATTGATTATATGTTGGGAATGTGGATTCATTAATCCATAATTCTAACTTCTTCTCCTTCAAGATGGATTTTAAAAGTTGGCTTTTTGCTTCAAAAATTTCCTTACCATAATAAAAATATTCTCGAATTGCAGAACCAATAACTGCAACAATCTGCTCTTCAGCAGAAATGGTCTTAGATCTAGTCCATACCATTAACATTTTTTCAATGGAATCATGATCAAGCGGACACAATTGTGCATCTACATTTTCATCATATCTCCAAACTCTTTTTAAAAAAGAGGTTTCATTAATGTTAATATATGGTACAGATTCAGCTTCCTTATCAGCCATTGTATATGTAATTCCAATCTTATTTAACGCAGCTTGAATACTTGTATGATGAAACCATGGTACTTCTTTAGAAATTCCCATAGCATTATCATCACCATAAGTAATCAAATTAACATTACGTTTAAAAGATTCAATTTCTTTATTAGGATTCATCATTAGAT